CATAAAATTATGGAATTGTCATGCCCATTTTTTACAAGTGCTTCAGAAATTTCTTCAGCAATATAGTCTTTTACGCTATCTGGTAAAAGAGAATAAACGTCAATTTTCATACTTTTTTAAACCTCGTAAGTAATTTTGAATATAGTTCGATACCTTTAAAATATGAGATAGCATCTCCGTCAGCTAATGCAGCTTCCGCAGTATCTAACACATTATCTAGAATGGTATCTTTATTGTCTTTAATCTTTTTATCTGGATCGGGTTTAGCCTGCTCCCATTTATATAGATTAAAGGAATCTTTGTAATATCTATATGCCGTAGACTTCGGAATTTCAAAATCAGTATGCAATATATCACATATATCCAAACGAGTTAATTTTTCTTTTGGATCTTTTTTGGATTCGTTATCTACCAGACATTTATAGATGAAGTTTTCAGCTTCTTCTTTAGTCATTTTGAGTCTCCGCTTTTTGGGTATCTAACAGAGAAACAATATCAAAAGTATCTACCTGTAAATCTTCGATTCCTTCAAATATGGAATCAGAATTTTCACTATGATTTGTTATACAGCGATTGCCGTAATCATATTGAATATTCTCTATAGCTTCAGATTTATTTTTAGCTATGGTTGTGACTGAATAGTAGGTAGAAACTTTGACTTCAAAAGTGTAGTAATTTAGCATGATTCTTCCCCACTATGTTCTTCCCATTTATAGGAAAATTCACAGAAAATCTCTAATCTGGAAATTACTTCTTCCATACTAAAACCACGTTCAATAGTTTTATCGCCAAAAGCTAGGTCAGATACTAGACGAATAAATCTATGTCTTTTATCTGGATCGCTCCACGCACTATCTAACGGAAATTCTGGGTGCATCTGTTTATATTCCATATCTCTCCGTTAGCTCTTCTACATCTTCGGTAGATAACTGTTGCTTACATATTGTGATTAATATGTTACAAGCCTTATGGACATAATAATGTCCTTCAATAGGAAAAAGTTCTTTCAACTTAGTCATCATACCGACTAAGATTTTTATTTCATTCATAGTGATGGTTAAAAACCTTTCACTACTGTTGTCTAATGGATCGACAGCCATAATAATTGTGGTTAATGGACATTACAATATTACATCAATCGCCATTCATAGGCAACCTTAAAAATTCTCATTCATAATTCTTACTGATAATTCTCAGAATTTGACATTCATAACTGACTAAGTTAATTATGGATTGTCCTAATTTTTTCATTCATTATGGCCTCTCACATTCATAAATTTTTAAACAAAAAAGATTATAACCTTAGTATTCAAGATACTTTTTTTATATTAATCTGTTTACAAAAAATAGCTAATAATGTTAACAATCAATTTTCGGATAATCTTTGTTATCGTGCAGACAAATTAATAGACAAAATTTTAATTAATATTGAATTAAATAAATAGGTTGCTATCTAATACATATTAATGTAGTATTTAAAGGTAACTAATTTTTACAACACCAATGAAAAATTACAACCCAAACAAAATTGATTCTCTTGTTTCATTTACAGAAAAAGATTTAAGAGTGGATGACCACTATAGAAATGAAAATTTCACTAGATCAAATCTAGGTTATCAACGTAAAGGTAACGAGGATCAAATCTCTACAGCATTTAATAAGAATGATGATTTAGAGACTATTTTATTTAAAACTAATGTTTTGAATGATCCTGAAGTATTACCTACATTTACAAGATACAATGAGCAGTCTTTTGAATGTCCTAACAGTAAGGCTATTTTTAGTAAGAAAATCGGGAAAGTAATTTCTACAGTATCTAACACATATGAGTTAGTTAAGCATGATGTTATTTTAGACGCTATCCAACCAAACTTAAACTTTTTAGAAGTTGAGCATATTATCCCAATGAATAACACCGCTAGGGTTTTCATTATATGCGCTATTAAAAATTCAGATATGGAGGTGTCAAGCGGGGACGCTATCCGCAGAAGAATGATTTTTGTTAACTCAATGGATGGATCATATAGTTTTAAAGTCATTCAGTCAGATGTGCGATTATGGTGTTTCAATCAAATGGGATCTATCCAAAATTCTAAAAATAAGATGGTTTTCAAACACTCTAAAGGTGTTAACCAGTATTTAAAAAATCTACCAGAATTTTTATCTTATCAACGTCAGGATTTAGCAAATTCTATTGAAGAATTTAAAGCTATGAAAAATACAGTATGCTCATCTGATATGCTTAAAAATTTATTCTTGCATAGTTTCCAAGACAAATTGATAGGCCAGATAACGGATAAAGATACTAAACAAAAAAGAAACAAAGAATTTAAAGATATAAATAAAGAGTGGATCGACATAAAAAGAAACTTTCAGATTGAAGCTAATGGGAATCAACCTAATTTGTTTAACGCATTTAACGCTATAACCGAATATGAGACTCACTCAGAATCAAGTAGGGTAGATTCTACCGAATCGGCCAGAATACGTTTTGAAAGTCTTATTAGGGGTAGATGTGCGGATCGTATTCAGAAAGCCAGAAGAGAATGTTTAAGATTAACTACTGTATAGGGGATTATTGAAAATGATAGAAACATTCAAATCACTTAAAAATAATGATTTAATTAGGGTATCTCTTACAGATGCCCTAATAGGTAAACGTGAAAAATTACTTTCAGTTGGTCGAAGATCCCATTCAAAAAAGTATAATGTTGAGAAGTTGACATTACATCAACTTAATAAGGATGGATCGGTTTGTAGACATTCATGTAAGTATTATTTTTACTATCGTCCAGAATCAAATTTTCTTTCATTAGCAATGTCTAATATGGCCTGCTCATTTACCAGTATTGAAAAATTAAATACTGTATAACAGAAAATTAAAATTTATTAATCCTGATGCTAAAAACGTCAGGATTTTTTTATGAGTCTCAATGAGAATGTAATAATTTAATGATCCTTTAGGTATGTTTATACCTTTAAAAATTGTAGTTATATCAATATAAACTCTTTACTTTTATTCTGTTAGATACTACAATAAAGGATGTAAAAACCATCTTTATTTTTATGGCTAATCCTAAAACTTTTAAACAATTACAAGATCATCCAGACGTTTATCAATGTCATGCAGAATCAAACGATTTTGAAATTATGCAATGTCACGATTATTGGGTTTATTTAAACTTTCCTTATTATTCTCCTACTACTCAATTGGCTTGTATACATGAGTATGGGATGGCTAATACCTTAAGAGAATTTAAGGATCGTGAAATTAATTATGCTTTTTATCTATCTTCAGAATGGTTAGGAGCTAAACCCCAAAAACCAGAAACAAAAATAAATGAAAATGGTCAATTAGAATTACCAATCGAAGAATTACTATATAAAGAAGAATTGAAAAATTACACTAAAAAAGTTAACGATCAATGGAATGATTGTATGGAACATTGCATTAAATATACCGATCAGTCACATTTGGATATTTTATTCATGATGTATAAAAAATTTAGAAGTGTTCCAAATTATGATCCTAATTACATTCACTACGATCCTAAAAATTTCACAAACATTTAAAAATTCATTCACTTATTACTTAAAAATTCATTCACTTTATTATTATGAAAATCACAATCAAATTTGATTTAGACCAGAATGTTCATTCAACTAATGAGCTTACTGAAGCTTCAAAGTATCTAAAATTGCTTTCAGAGCATATTGATAAAAATTTCACTCAAAAGAAATTAAAAAGAATTATTGGATCGAATCAACCCATTCACAATAAAAATAAAAAAGCTATTGGGTATTATAAATTTGAAAATAAAGTTATCCAGAAAAAGGAAACTTTAGAAGAATCTTTAAAAGATATGAATAAAACCATGTGTGAATGGTTTGGCTATACGGATCAAAAGGGAAATTATTATTATGATGGAAAATTATTATTAAAAGCAAATGAGGATCCTGAAGAATGGGAAGATTAAACTAAATTAGATCAGGAACTAAAAAGTTTACAGCTCCAGAATCTAAAATTCTGGGGTTTTTTTATTGGAAATAAATAAGTAAAAATTGAATGATTTTAAAGTTGATAATGTAGTATTGCATAGGTTAGTTTTTAAAATTATAGGATTCTTACGTTTGAGATTTTCTAGTTATACCAATTAATTTGAAGTCTTATTATGTGAGATTGTATAGAATTTATAGGATTTTTTGGTTTTTTAGTGCTTATTATTGTATTAAATTAGTATTGTATTAGATAGCAAAAAATGGTAAAATTAGATGTAATCTAAATTATTTTTAATTATGGCAACCCCAAAAAACATTTGGAATAATTCAGCAGAAATGCACAAAGTTATTGCAAATGAAACCCCAGAATATTTCAATGGCCCAGAACCAAAAGAAGTTAAAGAAGTTCAACCTGATGGATCGGTTAAAACTTATTATGAAATGCCCCCGTCACAATTTGCTATTGATGCAATTTTGAATGAAGCAAGAATTAACAGATTTAACGGAGGTTCAAAAAATGTCAGTTTCTAAACTTGAATATGAACTTAAATGTTTGAATGAAACATTAGGAACAAATCTGTTTTTAAATCGTTACCAATCAGGATATGTAATTTTTGAAAATGGAAATTTTAGTTCTGAAATTAATTGTGCTTTGACATACAAAGAATGTTTAAAAGCTATTCAAACTATCAGATATTGTTTTGAGTCTAAACTCATTAAAAAACAATTTTATAAAAAATTACTTCATACACTTTATTAACTTCTTTTTATTCTCTTTCCCGTATCACTTCCCAAAATGATCCAATCCAACCCAAACCGAATAAAAATTTACAGGTTAGCTACCAACCGATCAAACCGCACCAGACTTAATGCAACGGTTTTTGCTATCTCACTTATTTCCATTTTGTGGGCCTGCTATCTCACAGACAAAGGTTATAGAAAATGTTTGCAATCTGGAAAATATACAGAAACCGAATGTGTGAAGCTCCACTACGGTTAAACCGCTCCAGACTTCCCAACTTTTTATGCCGCTCCCCATTTTTGGGGGGTGGTTTTTTAAAAAAATTTTTATAGGACAGAAAGCACGGAACTTACTGAAAGATCAAAGCATAAGCGATAAATGTACTACAATATAATAATACTACAATATTACTCTAGTGTCAACTGTTTTTCTTAGGTTCTACCGAAATTGATAGCTGTGGAGTGTTTAAATTGATGTTCTCTACACTCTCCCCTACTACTTTACCAAGAGAATCTAGTATCTGAGCAGCCGTTTGCAACTGGCCCTTCCTCACTGCCTGTTCAAAAAGCCTCATTCTCATTCCCTGGAGTCGTGAAATCATCTTCTCCCTATCCTTCTCCCAATCCTCATCGTTCCATTCTTTTACTTTTCTCCAATCGCTCCATGCAGTTTCCACACCAATCTGTTCCCTGGATGCGTGTTCCAGCACAAGTTGTCTTGTAGTTTTACCTGTAAGTTGCCTTGAATATAGTTTTTGCCTTCTTGCTTCTATCACTGCATCGGGTTGTCTTTTCCCACATACTCTCCCATCTTTACGAGCTCGCTCAGATGTAAATTGACCATTTGAATTACGAAGAACAGAATCAGCCACGGACTAAAT